AAACGATCCTGTGCGGGCGTCAGCCGCTGGTCGCGGAAACGACCGCCAATCAGCCGACCGCGCGCACCACCGAGGCGTTTTCGCATTGGCTCGCGCGGGCGAAGGACAAGACCGGCGCTATCGCCGGGGCGATCGCGCCTGGCACTTCGGTCGCCGCGCTGCCGGTGTTGCCAACCGACGCCTTCGCGGTGCCGACCGCCGTCCAACTGACAGAACAAATGTTGGGCGACGCGATGCAGAAGGCTTACACCAACGGCGCCAGCCCGACGCTGTGGGTGGTGCCCCCAGGCCCCAAGCGCACCGTTTCGACGTTCGTGGGACGTTCCACCACTCAGGTGCTCGTCGGCAAGACCGAGGTCGTCTCGACTGTCGACGTCATCGCGACGGACTTCGGCAGGGTCAAGTGCATCCCCTCGCGCTGGGTGCCCTCCGACGTTGGCCTGCTGATCGATCCGGATTACGCCGCCGTCGCGTTTTTCCGTTCCTTCCGTCAGTATTTGATGGCGAGGACGGGCGACGCTGAAACGAGAATGATAGTAGTTGAATGGGGTCTCGAAATGCGCAATGCTTTAGCGCATATTTTGTTTAACGGAATCTCACCCTGACCTGGGATCGTCGTCATGGGCGAGGCTCGTCGCCGCTATCAGAATCGCGACGGCGTCGCTCGTGAGACGATTGTCGACGGCGATCGGCTGATCATCCACACCGCGATGGATGTCGAGCCTGTGCTCGACTCCATCGCGCGCGATCGCGAGATCATGGCGCAGACGGGCGACAATAAGTTGCTCGGGCGCCTGCCGATGATCGTCGTCGAAGATTTGATCAAGCGCGGAATTTACAACGATCCTGACGCCTTTGACCGCTGGTGGAACACCATCGAGGCGAACCTCTGGCGGATCTGGGGTGGGTCGATATGACCCCCGCCGATTGGAAAGCGGTAATCTACAAGATGGAGCCGCGCGCCAAGGAATGGATCGTGCTCGGGCTCGCCGACGCCATGCCGATCATGGTCGACCAGTTCAAGATCGACACGGCGAAGCGGCAAAAGCACTTTCTGGCGACGTGCGCGCACGAATCGGATCACTTCCAGACGACGCGCGAATACGCCTCGGGCGCGGCTTACGAGTGCCGCAAAGATCTCGGCAACACTCAGAAGGGCGACGGGACGCGCTATCGCGGCCGCGGGCTCATTCAGTTGACCGGCAGGGCGAATTACACCGCCGCCTCGAAAGCGCTGGGCGAGCCCTATGTCGACAAACCCGAGCTGGTCGAACGCTTTCCTGCCGCGGCGATTGTCTCGGGCTGGTTCTGGCACACCAATAACGTCAATCAACACGCCGATCGCGATGATGCGCGGGCGGTCTGCAAGGTGGTGAACGGCGGATATAACGGCATCAATAGTCGGCTCTCGCTGACCAAGCTCGCGGGAGCAGCCCTTGCATGAGCCCTGCCGATTTGGTGGTTCCGCCACCCATCCCGAAGATGCTGGATTATCCCGGCTCGGTCGGCATTGGAATCGGGATCGTTTTCACGACGTTTCTCCTTTACGTCGCGGGCAAATTCGATCCGACCGGCGGCACGCTGACGATTTCGCTTTTGGTCACGCTGGCGTTCGTCGGCGCGGCGATTTTTTGCCTGTTTTTCACCGTGCCCAACGATGAGGTGACGGCGGCGGTTCTGGGAGGTCTGACGGCGGCGTTCGGCGCGGTCGTCGCACATTGGTTGGGAAGGCCGAAGCCATGAGCCGCACAGCTGTCGTCGCGATTATCATCATCATTTTGCTATTTGGCGGCGGCTTTGTCGGCCCGCGCTGGGGCGTGCCCTACGGCTATGGCTCGCCGGTCTATGGCTTCGGCGGGCTCGGAGCGATCCTCGTCATCGTGCTTATTCTCGCGCTGTTGGGCTACCTGTGACCGACTTTTCAGATTTCAAAGCTTCGCTTGCGGATTGGGCCAATCGCCAGGATTGGAGTGACGTCCTGCTGACCTCGTTCGTGCGCGACGCGGAGAGCAAGCTCAATTCCGAGCTGCGAATCGACCGGCAGATCTGCTCGGCCCAGAACACAGTGATGAGCGGCTGCGCGCCGCTGCCCGACAATTGGCTCGAATCGGACCTGATGCTGATCGCCGCCGGCACGCCGACCGGCTGGGCGCCGATTCGCTACAAGCCGCGCGACGAGTTCTTTCGCTTGAATCAGCTGCCCTACACTGGGCTGCAGGCCGCCCAGGTGAAATCCACCTTGGGCTTTTATACAATTGAGGGCCGGGTGATCTTCTTCGGCGGCCCGGTCGACGACGTCGAGGGCACGGTCTTCCAGCTCAATTACTACTCAGAAGTGCCGGTTTTTTCCGATGCTCAGGACAGCTGGGTCTACACCAAGTTTGCGTCATTGTACCGCTACGCCGCGTTGATGCACGCCGATCTGCACGCGGTTGGGGAGGAGGACAAAGCGGCCGGGATGAAGAGCTTGGCCGAGGACATGATCATGAAGCTCAACGCCAATCACATGCGCGCCAGGGCGTCGGGTTCGCGTCTCGCGCGAGGAAGGGTGCGCTCGTTTGGCTGACAGCGGTTGGGTGGTCAACGGACAGCCGCTTGATAGTTCAACGCCGGTTCCGAGCGCGCCGCAGCAGGGAGCTGACGGGGGCTGGGTGATCGACGGGTTGCCGATCGACGGCGATTGGACGAACGGCTGCGGCTGCGAATCGTTCAACAAGGCTCCGACCTCGACGGTCGACAACGTCATCATCACCGGGGCGCCTGGCGGCGTTACTTCGGTGCAGAACGGTCAGAGCCTGTGGGCCTTGATCCTCAACGACGGCACGCCCCAGGCGGACTTCCGCGTCGATCGCTATGCGGACGGCGCCCAGGAGCCGACCGACAGTCCGGTGACGATCGAGCGCGCCACCGGCATTGTGACATTCCACGATCCCGTCATGCTGTCCCGCGATCCGATCGAGGACATGGAAGCGGCGACGAAGGGCTACGTCGACGCCAATGCCGCCGGGATTCCCGATGCGCCCGACAATCAGTTCTATGGGCGCACCAATGGGGCGTGGGTCGAGGGCGTTCCGCAATCGGGCGGCACCTTCACGGGTTCGGTGGCTCTCAGCGCCGGGGGCGCGGTGACCTCTGGCGGGCTTCTGTTCGCTGGCAGCGCGGCTCTCAACATCCCGGCTGGTCCCTCGTCGATGGTGATCGGCGGCGGCTCGGCGGGCTGGGCGCTGACGACCGATGGCGCTGGCACGCTGTCTTGGTCGCCTGTGACGACCGGCGGCCCTTACGTCCCGATTTCGGGCAACGTGACGATGACCGGCCCGCTGACCATGTCGGGCAGCAATATGATTGCCCTCAACTCGCCTCTCAGCGGTGGTCAATCGGCCCTTTTGGGTCAGAAGGCTGGTCAGAACCGCTGGCAGATGATGCTTGGCGATTACACCGCCGAGGGGCTGAACAACGTCGGGTCGAATTTCAGCTTGGTGGGGCTATCGATTACCGGCACCGCGCTCGGAACATGGCTGACCATCGCGCGGGCGAACGGCGCGACGGTGTTCAACGGCGCGGGCGTCACTGTTCAAGGCACGCTGGCGGTTAACGGGGTCTTGGCGGTTTCCAACGTCGGCAACCTCGCCATTCCCGGCGGAACATCAGGGCAGTTTCTACAGACCAATGGCGCGGGTCTCTTGTCGTGGGCGACGCCCGCTGGCGGCGGCGGGGGTATTGGTGAAGCGCCGAATGATGGGCAGCAATACGGTCGTCAGAGCTTGGCATGGAGCCCTATCGTCGCTTCCGGCGGGGGTTCGGTCACCATTTCCGACACAGCCCCTTCCAGCCCCGTCGCAGGGGCTCTGTGGTGGGATAGCGTCGGCGGGCAATTGTACGTCTCGTACACGGACGCGAACTCCACTCAATGGGTTCCAGCGAGCAATTCCGCCAGCACGCTGCCGCCCGCCTCGACCACGGTGCTGGGCGGGGTCAAGGTCGACGGGACGACGATTACGGCGGCGCCTGACGGGACGATTTCCGCCGCCGCTTCCCCCTACGCGCACGACAATCGCATCATCAACGGCGACATGCGGATCGACCAGCGCAACAACGGCGCGGGCTCGGCGGTGATTAACACCTACACCATTGATCGTTGGGTATATAGCTCCCCGCAGGCGGCCAAAGTGACGTGGGGGCGGGTGGGTCCGAACAACGGGGCGCTGACTGGCGCGGGGTTCCCCTATATCATTGGGTTAGCGTCGTCCTCGGCTTACACCGCGCTGGCGGCGGATCACTTCCAGTTCAGGCAAGCCATCGAAGCCGACATGGTCTCGGACTTCGCTTGGGGAACGCCGAACGCGCAGCCGGTGACACTGTCGTTCTGGGCTTTCACTTCAGTGGCGGGAATTTATAGCGGCTCGCTCCGCGATTACGCCGCGACCCGCTCCTACTGCTTCAACTTCACGCTTCCAGCGAATGTTTGGACGAAGGCTGTCATTAACATTCCCGGCGACACGGGCGGGTCGTCGTGGGTGATGAGCGGCAATGGCGGGGCGATCTTTGTCACCTTCGATCTAGGCAGCGGAGCGGCTTGGCGCGGCCCAGCGAACGGGGCTTGGGTTACGGGGAATTATACCGGCGTGAGCGGCGCGGCGAGCCTTGTCGCGAATAACGGCGCGAGTCTCTACTTCACTGGCGTCAAGCTGGAGATCGGCTCCGTCGCAACGCCGTTCAACCGGCAGTCGCTGGCGAAGAGCATGGCCGATTGCCAGAGATACTTTCAGGCAGGAACTGTTAACCGCATTGGCTACGGGTCCATAACAGGAATAACCGACCTCAATAGATTTACATTCCCGACGCCGATGCGAGCAGCGCCCACTATGACCCCGACGTGGACGGTGCAAACACTTGCTACCGGAAGTATTGGCTCTGTAGGGACGGCGGCTTATAACTTCGCCGTTTCAACTAATGCTGTTGGAACTTACACAGTAACTGGCAGTTTCACTGCGGATGCGGAGCTTTGAGCATGACCTACACGCTCACTGAGAACCGCGCATGATCGACTTCCCCGCCTCGCCAACAATAGGGCAGCAATTCACCGCTGCTGGCGTCGTCTGGATTTGGGACGGGGTCAAGTGGGCCGCGAGCGGCTTGAGCGTCGCCTATCTGCCTCTGACCGGCGGCACGCTGACGGGCAATCTTAGCGGGACCAGCGCGACCTTCAGTGGGGTTGTGACGGCGAATGCCGGGATCATGCTCAACGGCACTTCCGGCAACCGATACATTATTGGACGAACATCTGGCTCTACGCGCTGGGCAATGTTTTTGGGCGATGGCACAGCCGAAAGCGGCAACAACGCTGGGTCCAATTTCTCCATCTTAAATTACAGCGACAGTCAAGCAACGCTTGGCACGCCGCTGGCAATTAATCGCGCTTCCGGCATCGTCACCATTCCTAACCGTAGCGCGCCGCAGGCAATTGGCGACAACCGCGTCCTCAACGGCGACATGCGGATCGACCAGAGGAACAACGGGGTTGGCGTCATCCCGACCGTCACTCCAACTTCGTACACGCTGGATCGCTGGCAATTCGGCTTAACGCAGCCCAGCAAGTTCGCGATCAAGCAAGCCAGCAATCAGGCTTCCACCATCCCGTTCGGGTTCCCCAACTTCTTGCAATGCACGTCGCAGTCGGCCTTCACGCCAGCGGCGACAGATACGTTCTACATCGGCCAGAGAATTGAAGCCGACATGATCTCGGACTTCGCTTGGGGAACGCCGAACGCGCAGCCGGTCACGTTGTCCTTCTGGGCCAATAGCACACAGGCTGGGACTTATGGCGGGGTTCTCACAGGCGCGAACCCTTTACGGTCTTACGCTTTCTCTTATCCGCTCGCAGGGACTGGATTGCAGAAGGTCGTCGTCACCATTCCCGGCGACACTGGCGGGACATGGGCGATGAGCGGCAACGCTTACGGGGTTGAAGTTCGCTTCGATCTGGGCTCGGGTGCGAACTTCCGCATTGCGCCGGGCGCGTGGACAGCGGGCAACATGGTCGGCGTCATCGGCGCGGTGAACACCGTGGCGACCAACGCCGCCATCTTCGCCTTGACTGGCGTCAAGCTGGAGATCGGCAACGTAGCAACGCCGTTCAATCGGCAGTCGCTGGCGAAGAGCATGGCCGACTGCCAGCGGTACTTCCAAGCCTTGAGCTTATTCACTTGCATGTACAACGGCGGTACCGGTCAATTTGGGTATGTTGGTCACACGCTTCCCGTAGCAATGAGAGCGGTTCCGACCGTAGCTATTCTCCCAGCTACTTTAGGCAACGTTAGCAATTGTACGTCTCAAGCTGGCGCTCCTCAATCGACTGTTGCGATGATGGCGTCCATGACCATTACTGCGCCTGGACAAGCGTACTACGCCGCCGGGTTCACACTCAACGCGGAGCTTTGAGCATGACCTACACGCAAGTCTGGGATCACACGCAAGGCAAAGTCAGCGACCAGATGATCCGGCGCGACGAAGACGGCGCGTTCATCCCGTTCGACGAGGCCAACGTCGATTACGTCGCGTACCTCTGGTGGCTCTACGACGGCAACGAACCGACACCCTATAGTCCGCCCGAGGTGACCAATGGCTGAGTTAGCTCCAGCGGGTTTTGCGACCTTTTTCGCCTGCCGCGCGTCGCACATCGAGATCCCAAAAGCGACCGATCTGACGGCGGCTGGCGATCTGTTCAGCTTTCGTCGCCCAGCGGCAATTGCCGGGTTCATAGTTCTTGTCGTTGTCGATGCGATCAAGGCTGTGTTTAGGGCTTGGGCGACGCCCCATATCGGCGAGAAAGTTTTCGTAAATCATCCAGCGTTGGCAGACGGCAATCCCTCGGCCTCCGTAGTTCTTCCAGTCTTTACGTTTGGGATCGCGGCAGCGCTGGCGCATCGCGCACCACGCAACCCACTCTCGCGTCCTATGGGTTTCGCCATGTGTTCGGCTTGCCATCAGGCCAGTATGGCACAGAACTTACTACAGGTG